CCCCCACCCCCTCCAACACAAACAACACAGACTGATTCAACTCCTGGTGGAGGAACAAATGTATATGTCCCAGCAGAGGTGTAAGCTTGTTGTCCTTGTCTGAGACCACCAGAGCCTAAGAATGCAGGCATCACAGTCATTTTACGTTACCTACAAGCACAGCAAACGTACTGGATACGAACAATATGGTAGCAATCCCTCTAGTAGCTACTGTAGCGGTTGCTTTGGTTGAATTAATACCACCAACATACGTTGTTGATGTATTACATGTAATCGTCATATCTCCAGAAGTATTGTTAAATATAACAACACTATCACCAGCAGAGAATGTTGAATTAGGAATAGTAATAGAACCACCTGATTCAACCTGAATAAAATTACCTACATCAGAGGTTGTTAACTGATACGAAGATGTCTTTGTTGATCCTGACTTTTGAATACCTCGGATGTTTCCATCAGCATCAGCAATGGAAGTCATACCACTCATAGTCCCACCAGTAATGCTGACATTATTAGCATTCTGTGTTGCCATAGTACCTAAAGATGATGTATCTTGTTTAGTAGCAATAGCAGTGGCTATGTTGTCAAACTCAGTATCAAAGTCTGATCCTTTTACGATCTTACCTGCATTACCAGACGGTAGAGAATCTTTTGCAGTAAAGTTTGTTGTCTTCGTATAGTTAGACATTATTAATCCTCTTTAGATTTCTTTACCTTAGCAGCCTTTTCAGATTCTTCTTTCTTATCTTCTTTCACTTCATCATAGTCAGGATGCTTACGCATCTGTGCTACATCGTATTCAAAGTCAACACCGATAACGTTGTTTGACCACTTACATCTAAAATAAACCATGGTGACCTCTATATATTATTAAAGGGCTTTGCAGCCCTTTGTTTAGACTAACCGAGCAACAACCAACTTAATCGTTGTAGACGCTAGGTTCACAGCACCGCCTGTGTTGTTGTTAGCAGCAACGGTCACAGTGTCAGCAGCAGAAACATAAGCAGTAATGCTAAGTCCTGCAGCATCAACACCAAACGAACATGCTAAAACAACATCACCTAAAGCAACACCAGGAACAGCTACCGTATCAACTTGAGTTTCTGCATCAGCAACCGATGCTAGATCGAGTGTTGCTGTTACTGACCATGTATCGCTAAAAACACCACGAAACTGATCAGTACCACGTCGAGCACTAACAGAAGTAGCAGCCATATTTCACTCCTTAGTTAAAGGGGCTTTGCAGCCCCTCCGTATTATCAGCTAGGGATAATCAGTGCGATACCTGACTCGTTACGCAACTCTGCAACACCATAGAGGGTGTCAGCGGTGTACAGCGTTGAGAGATACTCTTGCTTGTACTGAGCCTGTGAACGAACAGCCATCTGCTCTGCATGAACCATTGCATCTTTATGGAACATCAAGCAAGCACGTGGAGCAGTACCAGAAGAGGCATAAGCCGTGTCAGCGTTCGTTGAAACAAACACTTTAACGCCGTATACATCACCGATCTGACCGTTACGGATGGTGTTGTTACCACCTTGCTCACCAACGAAAGCCTGCTCAGTGAAACGAGAAAGACCCATCATCGTGTTACGTGCAACAGGAGGAATCAGGAAGTAACGCTGATCCATAGGAACATCGTTATCGTCCAGACGCTGAATGGTACGACGAATAGCGGCATCAGTCAGTGCAGAAGCGTTACCAGCACCAGCACCACCAACGAATGCAGTAGTACCATCACCACCGATGTAGGCAGTGGTTGTACCAGAAACAGAGTAGTCACCAGTAGCACCAGCAGCGTGTGAGCCGTTGAAGAGACGACCGATACGAACAAGGTCAGTATCAACCTGCGTAGCTAGTGCATAGCCAGCATCTTCAGTGTAGAAACGACGCAGAGAGGCAAGAGCCTGTACTTCTACGATGTCCTCAATCAAACGTGAGTATTCGTAGTGCTTGTTGATAGCAACTTGTACTTCGTCTTCCACGTTAGCCTGAATCGTAACTGCTGTGTTAGCTGCCTTAGCTGCTGCAACACCACGAGTGGGTTTAGGAATATGAAGCAAGTCACCTTTCTTGCCACGCATAGACATCTTGTTGACAAGGTTTGCCATAACAAGGTTCTTCTTGTAAGCGGCAATGATTTCATCAGACCAAATCTCTGGAATAAATTTATCCGCATTGGTCTTGTTAACGATGGAGGAACTACCTCCAGGATAAGTTACTGCAGCCATTTTAAGTTTCCTTAAGAATTAGGTTATCGAACACGCCCTTCAGCATAAGCCTGCATAATCTCCGGTTGCAGGTTGAGATAGCGTTCAGGGTCATTCATTTGTAGCCGAATAAGATCAGCACGACGATAAATTTTCTTGCTCGTCTCTCCGGTTCCACCATCCAGTGTTACAGTAGCAGCCTTCAAAGTCTTTTCATTCTGCTCTTTAAGTTGTTGGGCAGCTTGATTCACAGTTTCCTGCTTCACTCGCTTTAGTGCCTTAAAGTTAGTTAACAACTCATTAGCTGAATCAAAGTCAAACTGTTGGTCCGCTGCTGCATAAAGGCGTTGGCGAACAGAAGATTCTTTTACCCAATCAGCAAACTCAGGATCAGAAATAACCTGTGTATAATCTGGATGGGATTGAGCTAGCCTGTTTGCAGTCTGCATACGAGCCAACTGTGCAGCAGCCACTTGTGCTTGCTGTATTGCTGGATGCGTTGCTACTGCTTTATTAACTGCCTTAACAGGATCGGCAAAAAAATCAGTATCTTCTTCAACAGCTTCTTTTGGTTCTACTTTGTTAGTAGCGATTTGCCTCTTGATTAACTCATCAGCAAGTTTACGAACTTCACCAACCTCTTGAGCTTGACGACCAATGAGCTTTTCAGCCTCTTGGTACATCTTAATCAAGTCGTCCATCGATTTACCCCTTAGTTTGTCAGGGATCTCTGGAGCTGGTTTAGGTTCTTCAGCTTTTACTTCTTCAGCTTGAAATTCATCCATCTGCTGGTCGTCATCAACAGAATCTACAAAATTAGCCATTTGCTCTCCTAGTCGGGATAAACCCAATTGTTAGGAATTTAAGAAATCTAAGTTATCCCTCGTAGTAGGACTTAGACTGTTCCACTTTAGCTGCTTGTTCGTGTACCTTAGCCCACCTATCAGCAGCACCAGGAAAAGAACCTGTGATGCCTTCTAACTTACTGCGTGGTGCAGCAAGCATTCGTTGTGCTTCATTACCGCAAACAGAACAAACTACAGTTTTCTGTGTATGATCAGTTAGGTGTTCAGTGACATGCCCTAACGAACATACGAAATCATTTAGTATCCTCATTGACCAAATCCTCATAGGCTTTCTCTGATACTTCTTTGAGTGTCAGAAGCCATTCAAGTATGTCTAGTTGACCTTTTTTATAAAATAGATTGTTAGCGTCAGAGACATTGATGACTTTGTTATACGCATCAAACATCTTCTGTGCGTCTTCCATCAAATCAGCCCAACCTGCTGTTGAAAACAGGTCAAATCTATCTTCGTAGTATCTTTGTAGTTTTACATCCATGTTGTTATTTTACCACATATAAAATATTGCTGTAAAGAGTCTTGACTGAGTAAGTAAAGTGTGTTACACTGACAGCTTTAGGAGAAACTATGTCTTTACATCACTTTGCTAAAACAGACTTAACTGCTAAAGAAAGACTAGACTTAGTACAAAACTTAGTTCAACTAGGTAAGACCACTGAACAGATACGTAAAGAGCTTGGTAATGTCAGCAGACAACGTATCCATCAATTGATTGATAAACTAGTCAAAGATGGTCGTATCACTGACGAAGAACGTCCTCGGACACAGCGTAGACAGCTCTTACGTACTAATTACAAGAAGAAGTGGGGTCATTACCCTGAAGAGGCTTCAGTACGTGAACTAGATGCTTATCAAGTACAACGAGAGAAGTTCAGACGTAAGAAAGCATCTAACTACAAACATGAATGGGACATTACCTTTGATGATCTGTTCTTTCCTACACATTGTCCGATACTAGGTATTGAACTTGATTACTATGCTTCAGAAAGACAAGAGAACTCTGTTAGCTTTGACCGTTTAGATACAACTAAAGGCTACATCAAAGGCAATGTCATGATCATGTCATGGAGAGCTAATCGTATTAAGAACGATGGTACTGCTGAAGAACACCAAAGGATTGCTGATTTCCTTAGACAGAATCAGCACCTATAGAGTCTGCAGCAATGGTGACAATCCACTGGCAAGTATCTTCATCTAATACTGCGTCTTCTGTAGGCTTTGGTGGGATAAAGGCATTCCTAGCCTCATCAAAGGTATAACCAATACCAGCATAGTTCTTACGAAACTTACCGTTATAGCTGGTTTGCTTCCAAGTACCTCCTAGTAGACGTTCACAGAAAGCAGCACCGATATGCTCTTTCTCAACACCATTAGCATCAGCGGTATCTTTGTTGTCTACAACGATAACCTGAGTAACTACGTTATTCTCAATCTTGGCAAAGTGTGCCATCTAAGCCTCCAATCTTAAGCCAGTAAGGTCCATCTCTTCACCGACAACACCAACTGGGAATGTATTAAAACTAAGGGATATACGGACATCATCACCTTCTACAGTAGGAACCATGTGCGTTAGTGATGATGGGAAAAGGATTAGGCGACCAGTGAGGGCTTCAAACCACCATGATTCACTATTCCAACTGTTCCACTCTTGAGGTGGAAACTTGATCTGTTGGTAACCATCTTTGTAGAAGTAAATCTTATCTGTGTCATTTGTCTGTATGTAGAACACACCACTAACAAATGAATTAGGATGAGCATGTTTGTGATGGTATTGTCCTGGTTCACTGTAGTTAACCCAAGACTGTGTGATACGAAGGTTAACATCATGCTTAGGATTGACAGTGGCTTTGAAGTACTGTCCTAAACAATCTTCCATCCAGCTACGAAGAGGTGTCATCGTAGAGTTCTTCAATACAAAATTATCCTTACTGGTACGATTACCCATGTTAGGACGCTGTTCTAACTCTTTAAGTACGAACAAC